ACCGATTGCTTTGTATAAGCAATCAGAGATGATGAATGCTGTAAGCGCAGCTCAACACCTTCTCGGTCTTGAGCTGACTCCGGAAACCGTCTGGAATCTCGCACCGTGGTCGTGGGCCATCGATTGGTTTAGCAATGCGGGAGATGTAATTTCCAATCTCTCGGATGCGGCCACCGATGGTCTGGTGATGAAGTATGGTTACATCATGGAAAAGATCACCCATGAAGAAACCTATACTTTGGTAGGCCCTAGCCCACTTCGTTTCGCTAGTGGCGTATCAGCTGGTACGGTGACACTTCGATATGAATCGAAGAGACGTCTACCAGCCACACCATTTGGGTTTGGACTGAGCTGGAATTCGTTCAGTCCTCGCCAATTGGCCATTACCGCAGCGCTCGGGATAACCCGATTGTTTCGGTAGATGGTTGCACGGCGTTCGGGCCAGGTGCTCGAGCGATTAACTCGAGCACTAGGAGTGATGTCTCATGGCATTTACTGATCCTCAGACCGTCACGATCTCTGGTACGACTACTCCTCTTCCCCGCGTTTCGATGCAGGGAGACGAGACAATCTACCAGAGCTCTGACGGTCTCATTCAGATGCTTGCTTCCCACGATAGTGGGAAGCGTCTTCGGCATCTGCTGAGGCTCAACCATTCCAAGGTTGCACCCGATCCGTTTCGTCCCGCCGAGAACACGAAGGTTTCGATGTCAAACTACATCGTCTTCGATGTTCCCGTCGTGGGCTACACGCTCGCGGAGCAACTCGCTGTTTACACGGGCTTTAAAACCCAGTTCACAGCGACCACGGATGCGCTCATCGGCAAACTTCTCGCCGGTGAGTCGTAGATGGAATTCGGTTCCGCTTTCGAGTAAAGCGAGAGTTTCCCACTGGGACGCTCTCAACTCGTTGACGGACCCGAATAGTGCCGGCCTTGATGACAAGGTGATATTGCATGTCGAGGTCAGTCCTAGACTTGTCCTCGTTGCAATACTCGTCTTGATCAATTCGGCCGACTCGATAATCGGTATCGTCTCCCGCTTTTCTTAAAGCGGGGAATGGTCCCTTTTATCGGCCATCGTGGTGGACGTGGATTTGGTTCCTGGAGTTATCCAGGAGCTGCCATGTTCGCAAGTGTCATGCAGACTAAGGAAATGTAACCTCATATGAGGAGGGCATTTGAAAAGCCTGATGTCACTCTGGATCGAGATGGCCGAGCAATCGGCCATCTTATGTCACACAAGCGCCACTTCTGACATTAAAACGGTCAGAAGGCGAGTCGAACATGAGGGGTTATCGTTTCTTACGATAACCCTACCCGACCTTGGAAAGGCCAGCCAAAACTGGCTAGACCAGGGACAGGTGGGAATACACACATCCTTTGACAAAGGACGTGGAAGTCTCCCCGTATTTCTACGAGGTTTCTTCTCCCGTGTGTTCGACCGGAGAACGGGCGTGTTGCTCGACAATCCGGATATCGAAGCTATTCGAGCTATTAGACAACTTACGTTGTCTTTTGGCAAGATAGCCTTACCTTGCACTCCCGAGAGGGAACGCGAGGCGATACGCCGTTTTGTCGAGTGTGAGAAGGATGTCCGGGAGTCTGACGCTAAGCTCAGTGAGGAAGATTTCGCTGGCTTCAAACAAGTGTCAGACCTGCTTTATTCGGAATTGTTCACTCAAATGGACAGAGATGTCTATTATGAGCAGATTCTTCCGAAGCACGGTCCTGGTGCAGTAGCGGATCGTCTTACCAGTAATGGTAAGTACGAAATGCGTACTTGGACCGCTCGCCTAGAAGAGGTCTTTCCCTCCTATAGGTACCTTATACCAAATCATCATTTTGTTGATGAGTTGGAAAAGGTGGACATCCTCGAACCTGGTGCAGAAATGCCCGTTAGGGTCATTTCTGTCCCTAAAACGTTGAAAACGCCTAGGATTATTGCCATTGAACCGGCCTGCATGCAGTACATGCAGCAAGCGGTAAAAGGCAGTTTCCTTGCGGCCTTCGAGAGGGATGAACTCCTCCGCGGGCTGATCGGATTTGATGACCAGGAGCCTAATCAGCTTCTAGCCTGTCAAGGTTCTACCGATGGTAGAACGGCAACACTCGATTTGAGTGAAGCCTCCGACCGCG